AGCAACGCCAGATGATCCGGTGCGATGCGTCGCCAGATCGCGCCGAAACGCTTTCCATCTTTGACGCCTTTCGCGGCTTCGCTCACCATGAAAACACCGACTGATACCTCAATCGGATCGTTTGGATCTGCTGCCTGTATCCGGTCGAGCATGCGCAGCGCATCACCGCCCATTTCTTTTGCGCGCTCGATGTCGAACCACACTTCCATATTCAGCGACGTATCATCAACCGTCGTATTGAACACGGAGCCAACGCGAGACTCTTCTAAGATCTTCGGTGCGTTCGCTGGAACATGGTGCCCGTTGATTTTGGGATGATCCATCATCACCGGTCGACCATTCCAGCTCTGAGCCGCAACGCTGAACTCTTCAGCGAGCACGAGTTCAGGCACTGGACCGTTCACCGCATGCAGCACACCTTCAACAAGTGCGGTGACAGGCAGCACCACGTGATCGCGCTTGAGATATTCCGCAGTGCGGATCTTGCTCGACGCTGCGAGCAGGTGAATGTGACGTGATGAAACCATCATGCAATTGTCCCCATGGGTTGCCGCTGCTGTGTTCCGGCAGTTGTCAGCAGTGACGCCAACGTCGCATCCGCGAGGGTCCGAGCGGAGATCGCATGCGACTGCGACGCTGCCGCGCTGCTCAACGTAGCCGCTCCGAGGGTGCGGACGATGGCCGCACGCGCTTCGACGCTTGTGGAAGCCGTCAGCGCAGCCGCAGACAGCGTCTGTGCGAGTGCTGCCGTGTCCGTCAACCCGGCAGTGCTGTTGACCGTGACCGCTCCGAGGGTTTGCGCGACAACCCCAACGCTGATCGGCACCACGACAGCCGTTGCCGTGATCGTCACATTCGCGAGTGTCTGCACCACGACGATCCCTGACACCGGGATCACTATCGCGGTAGCTGTCACCGTCGCAGGCTGCAGCGTCTGATCGAGTGCACTCTGTCGAACCGGATAAACAAGCGCAGTCGCTGTCACCGTCGCATCGGCCAGCGTTCGCGTTAATGTCGCGTGATCTTCGTTCGTCGTCGTCGATGTGATCGTCGCGTTCGCAAGAGTCTGCGTCAGCGACGGTGCACGAAGCACACCCGCTGCGCTGTTCAGCGTCGCGTTATCAAGGGTGCGTGAGAGTGTCGCGGTATCCTGTGCATTTGCCGTCGCCGTGCTCGTCGCATTCTGCAGCGTCTGCGCAGCAACCGTCGTTCTACCCGGGAGTGCGATAGCGATGATCGTCGCGTTCGCCAGTGTCTGATCAACGACTGCCGCTCTCGGTGTGTCGCTGCCAAGAGTCGCACTCAGTGTCGCATCGGTGAGTGTGCGAGTAACCGTAACCGTGTTACTCGCAACAACAGTGCTCGTGAGTGTCGCGGTGCTGAGTGTGCGCGCAAGTGCGGCATTCGTTGCGTTCGTTGCTGTGGCAGAGATCGTCGCGTTCGCGAGGGTCTGTGTGAGCGAAGCAATCGGGCCCGTAGGCACCGAGATCGGATTTGTTTGGATGAATCCCCATGACACCGTGCTCGCGAGCACCGATCCAAGTGGGTTCGTGAATGCTACTGTGAGCTGATCGGGCAGTGTGCCTGTGGCCGTCGTATAACTGTGCGTGAGATCCGATCCGAAGTTACCTGTTCCTGTAAGATCTGCCACGATCCCCGTTGCCGCACCGCCTGTCAGTCGATCTATGCCTGCTTCGATGAATGCACGACGCGTCTTCGCAGCACCGGGCCCAGTCTGCCACCACGTGCGGAACCCGGAGAGCGTCACCGGATTAATTCCGGCCATCATGCGATATTGCGCGGTGATGTGGCTTCCGTTCTGCGTGATGTTCTTTGTATGCAGCGGAATTACAACATCCATGTTCGCTTGCGTCGCCATCGTGCTGTTTGACGAGCCAGATAACACCGACTGCAAATCGGTTGTCGCGATGAAATTATGACTGAGTGCCCAGTTGACCGCTGCGAACGTCCCTGTTGAGACACCTTCAACCATCATCAGATCGTTCGGCGCGACAGCCAGCGAGAAAGTGCGGCTCGCGAGGGTGACACCGATCAATGCCACGCCTGTATTCGGTGTGCCCGCTGTGCCGTCTTGTCTCACACCGTTTTTGTTCAAATACCACGTCATGCCTACGCCCGCGCCCGGATTGGCGGATGCGCTGACATACATCTTCGTGATCACACCATCGACGGCAACGAGTGTCTGCGCGGTCTGCGGTGGTGCACCGGCTCCCGTGGGATGCATGCTGAATGCGCCCGTGGTGCGAGCCACTGCGTTGTTCGCTGAGGGTCCGAGATACTGCGCGTAGCCGCTTTCTTTCGCAGTAGTCCCTTCAAACTCCAGCGACATGCGCGCGATGCTGTTCGAGGGTGTGCCGGTCGCGAACTGCGACAGACACACCAAGTCCCCTGCCGTGACCGGCACATCAACACCGGTTGATTGCGCCACGGTGCCCGCGCTCGTCATCGACAGCGTCATCGCGCTATCAACACCGTTGATCCGCAGCGTGAATGCGCGCGTGCCTGCACCCGGTGCCGTGACAAGTTCGACGATCAAGTTTCTAAACACACCCGTGCACGGCCATGGCGCAACGTGATTGGCTTCGATAGTCGTGCCAACCGCCATTCCGCCCTGAATACCGTTGAAAAAATTAACGGTATTGAGATAGCCGAATAGAACTTGTTTCATTGTCGAGAGTTACGCGTTGCCGTCTGTGATCGTGAACGCTGACACCGTGACCGTTTGTCCCGATGCGATGCTGAGATTGTCAATCGTCATCGCACCACCACCACCAGTCGCTGTGACGTCGCCTTGACAGTGTGTCGTGGTGCCTGCCGTGTTCTTGATACGAAAGTAACCCGCGTTCGTGCCTGCACCCGCAGCCGCGTCGCCTGTGCCGCTCCACGTGCCGAGTTTTGTTTTCACACCGCCCGATGATGCGTTCATCCAGTCAGACGGCAACGCCATTTCGCAGAGCATCGTGCCGGTGTCCGCTGCAGCGCAATTCGCAGGCATCGAACCCGACATGATCCGCAGTTTCGGCGCAGTCACGAGTGTAACTTCAAACTGATCGAGTCGGTTATCACGCATCAACGAGCTGAATTGCAAAACAGCCATCGAATGATCCTATCTATGGAGTATGTTCCACAATCAGCGTTGCACTTAGGTGCGTCGGAGTTCCTACGGGAGTCGACAACACCATCGTAAATTCATCATCCGCAGTGATCGCAATGTTGCCGAGTGCAGTCATCACGGCTGTAGTTGTTACAATGATCACACCGCTGACGTTGCTCCCATTCCGCTTCAATTGCACACCGACGCTTGTGCCTGCGCCTAACTTAGTGCGCACACCAACGAGTTTTGCAGTTTGCGTGTTGTTGAACGGAATGAAAATCGACGGCAACGACGAGAGACCGGTGACATCTCCCACAAGTCCCCATGTATGCCCTAACCGAAACGGTTGTGTAATGCCCGGTGGACCTTGTGGCCCGGGCGGACCCGAGATCCCAACTTGCACATCTGCGAGCAGTGCCGGTGGCGTGATCGCGTCGACCGATTGCAGACCGGTGAGCGTGATCGGAGTCTGCGAGATGAATGCAGGCGCAATGATCGCATCGACGGCTGCTGGACCCGCAGCAATGACCGGAGTAATTGCACCCTTCGATGCAACAACCACGTCGATGAAGTATTCGCCCATGTTACGGAACTAGTCCAATCGTGCAGCGGCAGTTAGGATGTGCAGGCGGGCCACCTTCAGGGAACTGCTCACCGAGTGGCACTTGCATATCTTCAAACTCTTCACAGATCTCGCACAGCTTGTCATCTGGTGTAACGATCCACACCATTTTCTCGTCACCGTCTAACCACCCGTCTTTCACGGCTTGATCCCACGCTTGCATTTGTCCTTGATTTGCTGCGGCCATCACTTCCGTGTGAGCAATAGTCTTCACGCGCGCAGCATCCAAGAACACCGCTTCGAGTTCTTCGTGTGCATCTTCCCATGACGTTTCGCCTTCAAGTAGCCCGGTGATGGTCTCGCGGATCATCTTGCGTGTCGTCTGCGTGATCTCACTCACCATGTTACCCGCGCGTGTCTTCGCCCACTCGACCGATGCTTCGTTTGTGTGATCGAACTCATATCCGAGTTTGACGCGCTCTTTGATCTTAGCTTTGACTTTAGTTTTTGTGGCTGTTGCAGTCGGCATCGTCTTACTGTTTCATGCCCACGATGTGCACTTCACCACCGTGAAACGGATGCCGCTCCGCAGAGATGAGCGTAACTCCGTAACTCTGCCACAGGTTCGCCCACTGCGACGCGTCCAAGTGATTCAGGTGCGCCGGTTCGTTGTCGTGCTGCATGTTCGGCGTAACATGAGCGATGTAACCACCGGGCGCAGTGACGCGTAAGATCTCTTTGATCCCTGCGTCGAGATCTCCGAGATGCTCCATCACGTGACGCGAGCACACGAGATCGAACGTCTCATCAGGGAACATGTGCATGTTCTCGACGAATCCGACTTCGATGAGTAACCCTCTGCGCTGCGCTTCGAGCACGAACGGTTCATACAGATCGATCCCGCAGATCATGCCACCGTCAGCGAGCCACTCGGACAAGAGCGGCCACTGTCCACCCGACGCAGATCCAAGTTCAAGAATCGGCGCACGATCATTCGGCACGCGCGCAAGCAGGGTCCGATATGACAGCTCGTCGATCTGCGCGCTGTCGTGTCCTGATGCTTTTAGTTGCGCCATGCGCGCATGATGGTCGTAATTCAGCGCACGCACCAGATCAAGCGATGTGCTCATGCTGCCTCTTCACGCTTCCCGCGCCGACGCGCGTTGCGAGTGGCCAACCGTCGACGGTCATTGCCGTATTTGGGGAACCACGGCACCGGCTCTGACACCATTGGCGCGTCACCTGTCGAGAGACGCCACAGATACGGCACGGTGCAATCCGGGCGCATCGGTGGCCCGCGTCGATCTAACTCATTTGCGAGATACATACGACGCATCATCGACGCAACGTCGCGCGGATGTTCATCTAAGTGCTCTGCGATCTCGCGATTGGTGAAATACATCATGGGACTGTTAGACAGCCACCGTCTGATCCTGTTCCGCAGTGACTGCGGATCGTGTATCGAAGCCATGAGCGCGAGTCATCTGAACCAATTCAATACCTTTTCAAAACATCGGACTAAACAACCACACTAACCCGACTATCAAGCCAACCCATAACACAATCCCTAAGATCGTCCCGAGTGTCAGTGCTGTTTCTGTCTCACGGGAATCGCGGTTGCCCATTGCCACTGCCCATCACACGCACCGGACCAAATCCCGGCACGATAGATTCAACTGCCGGTGTATCGCACGCCACTTTTGCCCAACGGTTACCCTCTTGCTCGTTGCACCGTCCCTGATACTGCCACTCGGCAGTTATTTCTAACGCGATGCAGTCAAACGGATGACCGAATCCACTATCAGCGGGACACGGGATGCGCCCTGCGAACCGCTGCAAGATGTCATCGAGTCTGCCTTGATACTCTTCCTCGCTCCACGCAAGCATTTTCTGATGGAGCAACCCGGTGAGTTTTCCAACTTGCCACGACCAATATTCGCCAAAAGAAATTTCTCCACCATCAGGCGTGTAACCGGGCCATGCCGGATAACCTTGTTGGAAGTGCACATATAACTTTCCGCCCCACGGTGTTACTTGCGGTGCGAGCCAGTCGACGAGTGCTTGATGAAGATCAGGCATCAACCATAGTGAGGCTTCCCACGCAACACAGATGCGCGGTGCATTGCGCACCAGATACGGCAACACGGGCGCAATGCGCGACTGCAAGAACGGCAGATCGTCCATCGTCAGCCGTCCACCGGGCCCGAGCCGCAGATCAGGTGCGGACCACGTCTCATCCCACGAAGATACTTTCGTGATGCGCGGCTTCTCGGAGATGCTACGCTCTGCGGTTCCCGGCATGTCGTGCACCTTCGACAGCAGCATCACGCACGGACGGAAAAAATCGAAGCGCAGCGCACGACATGTCCGCCCGAAGTCTTCTGCACTGAGACCGAAGCCGCGCGAATCCGGCCACGACAGCAGCGCATCGTATAGACCTTGCAGCTTCCACGCGTCGCGGATCAACTTCTTGTGCTCGTCGGCATAGAGATCGTATGCCCATGACAGCACCGTGGTCGGATCGGCTGCGCCAGTCAACGCAGGCACACCGGGAACTCTTGTGCCGCACATGTTGCCTGCAAAATCACGTGGGGCAATCTTAAAATCCGAAACGCTCACCATCTTTTTCTGATCGAGCGCGAACACGGCTTCATCTTCGGGGATCACACTTCCTCGAACGCTGAACAACACGCGTCCGCGAAAATCATCGGTCAACTTTCCCGGTGCGCTCTGCGTCAAGTTCGCGCCGTTACCGTCCGGATAGTCTTCCGGCAGTAACACGGAGTAACCACCGCGCCCGGTTGGATGAGTATCCGGCACAAACGGTTCATCGAATCCGCCATCGTTGCGCAAGCGCATTGATGCATCCACTTCCTCTGCGAACCACCAGACTTTTCTACGCATACAGTTCCTCTTTTTTAGAGACCACGCACAAGCGACGCATCACGCAGTGCCAGTGCACGCGTGAGATTCTTAGCGGCTGCGTCTCCACCAGCACGCAGCGATTCGATCAACAGATCCTGCAACCCGTCGTGCAGTTCTTTCTGTAGCGCAAGCAGCGCATCGTTCATCTGCACTTCAATTCCGAACTGATCGCGGGCCCACTGTCCACCCGGCACCGCAGATTTAAGCGCACGCTTGAACGCGATGCGCACGTGCTGCTCAACTTTCGGTGTCACGGCATCAGCGGCTCGATGCACGCGCTTCCAGTCAGGCGTTTTTGATCGCGTCGCAGCATTACGCACCGCGCGCTCTGCAGCCACGCGTATTGCGAGGGTGTGCGCCTTCTGTGCGGCTTCAGTGCGTTGCATGGGTCTCAAGTGCGTCACTCAGAATCGACTCAGCAAGCGCGCGATTGTCACCCGCTAAGGCGTCGGTGAGCCGACGTTCAAGTGTCGTCACATCATCCGCGTTGCTTGCGTCTTGTGCGTCTTCCTGATCCCCGCTCGATGGTCCGCGCATCATGGCCGCTTGTGCTTCTGCAACTTTCTGCAGTTTCTTCGCGCGCTCTTCTGCGATCTGTTCTTCGGAGAGTGGCGGGAGACCTAGGATCTTGTCTCTGATCTCACTCGGTGTGACGATGGTTTCGCCTGCGGTCTGATTCAAGTTTGCTGCGCCCGTCGCAAGAACCATGCGCTGCGCTTCATTCAGGTTTTTGATCTCAGGCCATCGCACGTAATACTCAGCGGGTGGTGGTAGCGTGCCGAGTGCAATCAGCCGGTCGATGAACGGGCGCACGACACACGGGGACGCGAACTCGTTGCGCCGATCTTCGATCCGATCATCATAGTTGCTCTGATCCGTCGTCGATGCGAGTTCACCGCGCTCGCTGCCCATCAAGATCCGCTGCGGAATGCCGCTCGTCGACGAGATCAAGTCCATGATCGCTGCGACTTGTGGTCCGAAGCTGCTTACATTTGAGCCTAAGTCCTGTATCTCCACACCGCGCGTCGTCAACACCCGTCGTAACTCGTGCGTGTATTCTTCGAGCTGTTGGTGTAACTCGGCTTTCTGTTCTGCACTCGGCATGGGCAGCGTGGGATCGAGTTTGATCTGCTTGCCACCGTCCACGCGTTTCCAGAAGGCTTCGCTGCCACCACCAACGCACTTCATCAGATCGTCAAGATAATTCCACAGCGCTTCGAGTCGCGGTGGTCCGAAGAGCGGATTATCGAGCGCACCTTCAACGACGTGGATGCAGCGGCTGTAGTGCACGCGTCCGGTGAGCGATTGCGGTCTGCTCGTCACCGTTTGTTTCACATACTTCAGCGTGTAAAATTCCGGCTGTCCATATCGCTCATTGAGCGGATCATTCACGAGTGTGTCGATCACAACGTCGCGCTCTGAGAACGTCGCAAGATACTTCAGCGCATCGGGCGGACACGTCTCAAGTGGTTGATCGAAATTCCCGGGACCGCCGAGCACGATCAACGAGAAGTGCCCGAGTCCCGCGAGAATGTCGGCACGCTGAAACGTCTGCCACAACTTTAAGCGGTTGTCGAGATCAGCGGCTGCGATCTCGAAGGCAGTGGACTTCTCTGCGTCTTCGGTCTCAATGAGTTCAGCACCACCGCGCCATGTCGATTTGGGAAACGTTTCAATGATGCGCTTCGCAATACCGCCGCGATGATAACGATCCCAATAGTCTTCGGGTTTCAACACCGGGCGATAGCCGAGCGCACGATAGATATCGCGCTTGGTGCCGAACGTCGCGCCACTCTGATCGAGAGATACTCGATTAAGTAACTGCGTCATGGCTGCGCGCAGTTCAGCATCTACCATACAAGGCTCCCGTCAGCGACTTCCACGCGGAGCGGTTCGAGCATATAGCGCAGTGCATCGATCATGTGGTTTTTCGCATCGAGTAACACGGGGATCACGGAACCGGTGAGCGGGTGTGTCTTGAATGCGTAAGTCGACAGCTCGTCGATCACGTGCGTGCAGCGCGGATGCACGACGATGTCATACGACTTCAGGAACTCGACACCATCTTCAACGCTGCCCGGACCTTTCTTCGCGCCGATGATCCGAGGGTAGCCGTGCCGCTGCATATAGGAGATCGTTTCGGGTCTCGCGCTGTCGGCAACGAGTGTCCAGCTCCGCGCGTGTGCGCTGCAGTTCGGTGAGTTCCATCGACGGTGCAAGCGGTCGACGTTGATATCGTGCACGTGTGATCGGGTGCAGGCGAGACCGTCGAAGAGCGCGGGCGTGTCGTCGATATCGCAGCCGACTCGATAGACTTCAGCGTCGATGAAGAGCGTGCGTCCAATCACATAGCCACGCACCGCCGTC